CGAAGTCACTGGGGCAGCAGCTACTAACATTCGTTTTGTGGCTACAATCAATACGTCCGAAGTGACGTACTAAAAGGAGGCCACGATGGCTATTCAACTCGACCTGACTAACAGCCAATATGGCACACCTTTCGCTGGCGCTTACTTCCGTATCGTCACTGCTGCGGTATCCCGTATGCGTGAGGGCGGACCCAAGTTCACCGTGATGATTGATGTCGCTGGCTACGCTACAGCAACGCCTGACGATGACACTCGTGAGGTGGACTTCCGTCGTTATCATGCTGACTTGGCTGACGTAGAAGCATCTGCTGGTGCTACATTCCTCGACAAGTGTTATAGCTGGGTAATGACACAGGACGACATGAACGGCTCGGAGGCTGTCTAAATGGCAATCACCATCAATCATCAGACGAATGACATCTCCGCTACCAGTGGTTCCCTGACGATTGATGGGGCTGCTGCTGGGGGTGGGGCTTACAATTTGATTAGCACCACCACTATTACATCTACTGTCAGCAGCGTGGATTTTACTGGCCTTAGCGGCTACAGCCGATACGTCATGTTGTGGTCTGTAAATCACAACGGATTACAAACTCCATCGGTTCGTGCTTATGACAGCGGAGCGTTAATAACTGCTAACGATTACAGACACTACCGCTCAGATTTAGGATTATTCTCGTCAGTTCAGCAGCAATACACTGCATGGCTGGGCAATGGTTCTTGCACAGACTCTATGGGCATATTTGAAATAGACTTAGCAGCAGACAGACCAACAATTAGAATGAATTATGGCGGTTTAAGCTCAAACAATGGGGTTATCTCCATGAGCGGGGGCGGTTTTACCTCTGGATTTACGGTTACTTCTGTTGATGGTCTTAGCTTGGGTGCTGTAAACTACGGAACTGCATCGCTTGATTCTGGAACTGTTTCTGTCTACGGGGTGAGTAAATAATATGCAGAAGATTTTAAATGGCAAAGTCATTGACTTGACTGAACGTGAAATTGCTCAAGGACAAGCCTTTGCGGATGACTACAATAAGAAAATTCTTCCGAATATGGTGCGAAACCAGCGCAATCGTCTGCTATCCGACACCGACTGGATGGCCCTGAGCGACAACACAATGACGCCTGAGTGGGCATCGTATCGTCAGGCACTTCGTGATATAACGGAGCAAACAGGTTTCCCCTACTCGGTCATCTGGCCCACCAAACCTTGAGGTAAACAATGCTTGGATTTTCGCCTCTAGCCTCTGCTCCGCTTGGTGATGATGGGGCGATAGCCGCTGCATTTATTGACGCATCAGCATCTGCGTCCTGTTCGGCGTCAGTTTCTGCGGCGACGTCTGCGACAAAGTCTGCGTCAGCCGCCGCATCCTGTTCGGCGTCAGTTTCTGCGGCGGCTTTTGAAATAGAAATTGCATCAGCCTCCGCATCCTGCTCAGCGTCAGTTTCTGCGACGGCTTTCGTTGATAGGTTCATTCAAGCCTCAGCCTCTACATCCTGCTCTGCTTCAATTTCTGCGGTTTCAGTCCGCGAGAGACCCTCGTCTGCGTCAGTGTCGCCTGTTGCATCAACGTCTGCGCAAGTTGTTGCCGTCAGACCAGCCTCAGTTAATGTCTCATCATCTGCTTCTACCTCGGCAACCGTTGATAAGATTAAGGACGTGTCCACGGCAGTAGTTTCAGTCAGCTCTGCGTCTGCGAGCGGGATATCGTTGCGCAGCGCGTCTGCTTTAGTTCAGCCGATCCTATCCACGTCGGCTAATACGACTGCAACTTTTGTCGCCATTGGCGCTGTGGCTGCTAACGCGTCTGTTTCAGCGACAAGCACGCGCACGACATTTTCTGCTGCGCAGATACAGGCACAGTCATCTTTTGCTGCGAATGCGATTGAAAAGTGGGAGCCAGAGGCGGTTACACCTGAGACATGGACGCCAGTTGATCCCGCCACTGAAATATGGCAAGCTGTACCCAACACAGCCGAGGTATGGACTGTGGTATCCCCCTGACATTCAGAATGGACGCAAGCCTCGGCACTCGTTGCATAGGAGAATGACATGGCAGACACGACGACCACAACCTACGGGCTAGTCAAGCCAGAAGTAGGAGCCTCAGAAGATACATGGGGCGGCAAGATCAACGACAACCTCGACGATCTTGATAACCTGCTTGACGGCACGACGCCTGTCACTGGCATCGACATCAACTCAGGTACAATCGACGGAACTGTGATCGGCGGGTCAACGCCTGCTGCGGGTACGTTCACTGCGCTGACTGTATCTGGCAATGTTGAAGCTACAAGTTACAGCGAAAATTTCTCTGTGGTTACTTCAACATCTAACGTAGCCACAATTAACTGTGAGTCGGCAAACGTATTTTTACACACCTTATCTGAAAACACTACGTTTGTGTTTTCCAATCCCCCTGCGTCGGGGACGGCTTTTGGTTTCACTTTAAAGGTAGTGCAGGGCGCCACGGTTCGTACCGTTACTTGGCCAACATCAACTAAATGGCCCAACGGAATTGAGCCAAGTGTTTCGACAGGCTCCGGTGCAGTAGACGTGTTTGTGTTTTTTACGCATGACGGCGGAGCAAACTGGTACAGCTTTACGGCAGGGCAGGTTATGTCATGAGAGTAACGACGATGATGATGATGACTAATGTAGTGGACGAAGACGCTTGGGATATTTCCACGGCGTCTTTGAACGCAACATTTGCCTTTTCAGGGGGGGACATCCTACCTAGAAGTATTTTCTTTAACGATAACGGGTCTAAGGTGTATGTTTCGGAGATTTTCGGCGACAGCGTGGATGAGTATGATTTAAGCTCAAACTGGAATATTAGCACTGCGTCTTTTGCCCAGAGGTTTGTTGTTTACTTAAACCCAAACACCAGTATTAGCGGTATTTTCTTTAAGCCTGACGGCACTAAAATGTATGTGATAGAAGCAGTCACGGACGTTGTGCTTGAGTATGATTTAAGCACGGCGTGGGATGTTTCGACGTCTTCTCTTAATCAGTCTTTTGGGCTGGGCAGTGAAGACTCAAGCCCTGTAGGTATTTTTTTTAAACCTGACGGTACAAAAATGTACATGTCCGGAGACTTCAACAATGCTCTCTACGAGTACAATTTAAGTTCGTCTTGGGATGTCTCTTCTGCGGTGTATAGTCAAAGTTTTTCCGTTGCCGCCCAAGACACGCAGCCTCGCGACATTTTCTTTAAGCCTGACGGGTCAAAGTTCTATTTAGCTGGCGCTTCCAACAATAGTGTCTACGAGTACGACCTGAGTACAGATTGGGACATTTCTTCAATGTCTTTTGTCCAGGAGGCTTCAGTCGCTAGTTTTCTTTTGGGGCTTTTCTTCAGGCCAGACGGTAAAAGGATGTATACAAGCCGAAACGATACTTCTTCCGACGGGCTGGTCGAGTACAAGCTGGGCTAATGGAGTCGAAGACAAGCCCTGCAAATATGCGGGGCTTTTGCATATCTATAGCAATGTGCTATATTGGCCGCAGCGCGTCACCCAAGGGGCTAAAATGGCTTTAATTGATCTCAACATTCCTGCGGGTCTCCTGCGCAACGGCACGGACTTGCAGAGCATGGGCCGCTGGCGCGACGCCAACCTCGTGCGCTGGATTGACGGCACAATGAGACCTGTCGGTGGATGGCGCACGCGCTCAGACGACGCGGGAGCCAACAAGCTTCGCGGCATGACAACTTGGTCTGACAACAGCGCGGATCGCTGGATCGCCGCTGGCTCATACAACAAGCTCTACGTCTGGGATAGCGCGGGTATTCAGTATGACATCACCCCTACTGGCCTGACGGCTGGGCGCGAAGACGCCCTAGCACTCACTGGCTACGGCGGCAATTTCTACGGCAGATTTGCCTACGGCGTTGCTCGGCCTGACACGACCCGCATTTTTCCTGCAACGTCTTGGCATCTTGAGACGTGGGGCGAATACTTGCTCGCCTGCACCGAAGACGACGGAAAGATTTACGAGTGGCAGCTAGACACTGGTACGGCTGCGGCGGTCGTCAGCAACGCCCCAACGGACAACCTCGGTATCGTGGTAACAGAAGAGCGCTTCCTGTTTGCCCTCGGCGCAGGCGGCAACCCACGCCTCGTGCAGTGGTCTGACCGCGAGAACAACACGCTCTGGACGCCCGCCGCGACGAACGAGGCGGGCGACCTTGAGTTGAACACGTCAGGCGCTCTCCTGCGTGGCGTCACTGTCCGTGGCCAGACGCTGCTGCTGACAACACGAGACGCCCATGTCGCTAACTATGTAGGTCCGCCCTACGTCTACGGCATTGAGCGTGTCGGCACGTCCTGCGGCCTAGCAGCCAAGCAGGCGGTGATCGTCGTTGACGCTGGCGCATTCTGGATGGGCAGCAACTCGTTCTACACATACCAAGGCGGCGTAGTGCAAGAGCTTCAGTCAGACGTGTCTGACTACGTGTTCAACGACTTGAATAAGGCTCAGGTCAGCAAGGCGTTCGCCATGTCAAACAGCATGTTTGGCGAAATCACGTGGTTCTACCCGTCGGCTGCTTCGACTGAGAATAACCGCTACGTCACCTTCAACTACATCGAAGGCACATGGTACACGGGCAACCTCGCACGCACAGCGGGCTTTGACCGTGGCGCATTCCGCCTGCCGATGATGGCGTCTGCCGACGACAACAAGCTTTACGAGCACGAGATCGGCTTTGAGTATGGTGGCCTCACGCCGTTTGCCGAGACTGGTCCATTCATGCTCGGCTCTGGGGATCAGGTCATTAGCGTCGTTGAGATGCTGCCTGACGAGAAGACGCAGGGCGATGTGGACGTGACATTCAAGACACGCTTCTATCCCCAAGGCACTGAGCGCAGCTATGGGCCTTATAGCATGAGCAACCCAACCAGCCTGCGCTTCACGGGGCGGCAGGTGCGTATGCGTGTTGAGGGGCAGCGCCTCTCTGATTGGCGTGTCGGCGTGAACCGTATTGACGCTGTGGCAGGGGGCCGTAGATGACGCTTCAGCATAGAGCACCCGAGCCTAATGGCGACGACTGGAAGTCGTGGGCGCGTCGCATGATGCAATACCTAGGACAGACGCGCATTCCGCTCGTGCAACAGACAGGCGACGAGAGCGCGGCTGAGGACGGCCAGCTCATGTGGGATCGTGTGAACGAGTACCCCGTCGTGAGCAAGAACGGCGAGTGGCGGCAGATCGTGCTTGAGGATGGCCAGTATCAGGGCGGCATCGCAGCCAACGTGACGGCGGCGGCCACCAACACTGCGTATCCGCTGACATACACGACGGCAATATCCGAGGGTATCACGCAGGGTACGCCCGCGTCTCGCTTGGTCTTCGAGGAGGCTGGGCAGTACATGGTCTCGTTCTCAGCGCAGATTTCATCAACGTCGAGCAGCACGGTCGACTTCTGGTTTTGGCCTCGCGTGAACGGCGTGGACGTCACTGGCTCGACCATGAAGAACGCACTGCATCAGAACGGCTCAGTTCTCGTTGTGAGCCGCTCCGCGATATTTGAGTTTGCGGCGGGAGACTACTTGGAGCCTATGTGGGCTGTGGACAGCACCAGCGGCTTTCTTAACGCATCAGCGGCTACGGCGTTTGCGCCTGCCGCGCCTGCGTCAACAATAGCAATTACGAGGCTGCATGGATAACGAGCTAGAGAGATGCAAGCCGTGGATCGAAGCCGCGCTGGAGTATTCGGGCGGCACTCACGACTTCAGCGACATCGTTGAGGGTTTGCACAAGGGCGTGCTTCAGTTGTGGCCAACGCCCAAAGGGTGTATTGTAACTGAAATAATCTGCTTCCCTAAGAAGCGGGTTGTGAATGTCTTTCTCGGCGGCGGCGAGCTGGAACAGATTTTGGATATGCACGAGTCGGTTATTGACTGGGCAAAAGCTCAAGGCTGTAGTGCCCTCACAATGTCTGGGCGCGCGGGGTGGGTGAAGCCCCTCAAGGAGCACGGGTGGGCTAAGCAGCATGTTTCCTACGTCAAAGAGTTCGACTAGCGCCCATGATTTGGATGGTAGTCGTGTTCTATCTCAGCGGCCTTGCGGGCGGCGATAGCGTCACCTTTAAGGAGGAATCTACCTAGATTTAGAATCCTGCCGTTGGCCCTAATATACGCCACCCACTGGTCTCTTGACCTGTCCCATGAGACACCTGTTTGCCCACTGGTGTTGTTTTTCATTCTCTGGCTGTTCCGCCCGTTTTCCGATGAAGTAACATCGCGCAAATTTGAAATCCTGTTGTCACTGCGAATACCGTTTATGTGGTCAATCTCATATCTAGGCCACTCCCCGTAGTGCATAGCCCACGCAACTCTATGGGCTAACATTTTTTGGTCAAAAACGCTGCTTTGTTTGTATCCCCAGTTGGTGTCCGCTGTGAACGCCGCCTTATTCGCAAATCTACCGTTCCAGATTGCGCAGTTGTGTTCCGCCGCCTGTCGCTCGCTAGAAAACATATCGGGTGTTCGCGCTCTCCAAAACAACGCCCCCGTTTCAGGGTTGTAGCGCAAGAGCTTGTGTAGCGTTTCAGGCGATGGTAATGATTTTGGCATCGAAGCCTCCTATCAAGGTTTTGATCTTGGGGCAGGCTGTTTGCGCAGCGCTGCCCCTACCCTTTCATAATCAGTAATAGCGTGGTAAAGTCAACTAATTGTTTCAAAGGAGTTCGGCTGATGTCAGGCGGAAAAGGTGGATCAAGCACCACGGAAGTCAAAATCCCTGAGTATATTGAGGCGGCTGCTCAGCGGAACCTCAATAAAGCCGAGCGCATTTCGCAGCTTGGTTATGTTCCACAATACGGCCCAGACGTGGCAGCGTTCACGCCGATGCAACAGGCGTCGTTTCAGAACACTGCAAACGCGGCAAACGCATTCGGCATGGCTGCCCCAACATCGCAGCGCGACATCATGGGTGGCATGGACGCTCCTACGACATACGCAGGCGGCGTGCAGGGCTACTCATCGGCTCCGATGTATCAGCAGTCTATTGACGCGCTCGCAGCGGCTCGCCCTGCGCAGAAGTCTTACATCGACAGCTTCTTCATTGATCCGACCACAGGCAACTACGCGTATCAGCCTATGGACTATACGCAGTACGCTACAAACGCAGCCAATGATCGTGCGGCAGCGGCGGCGGCTGCGGCGGAGGCAGCGGCAAATCGCGGCAACCAGCTAGAGATTGCCCGCCTTCAAGCTGCGGGTACGGCGCTGTCCGCGCCTGAGTACAATACTTATGTGAACACAATTCAAGAAGCCACGGGCAATTCTAGCTACAACCCTGCTACGGATGTTCTGACCCCAGCAGAGCGGGCCGCGATTGCGCAAAACCCCGCAGCGCAGCTTGCACAGGACAACCTGTACATGAATGTCCTTGCGGACGCAGGCGGTGGCGGCGACTACAGCTTCAGCAACCCGTCTCCAACAGGCTCTTACGGCGGCTCGTTGACCACAGGGCAGCCAAGTGCGGCCAACCAAGCATACTTCGACAGCGTAAACTCTGGGCGCAGCTCATCAGCCAACGCCAACAGTGGCGGCGGTTATACGAGCATCGGCGACATGTTCGACGGCGGCGGCCCAGGTACGAGTGGTGATACATTCGGCGGAGCGGTAGGCGGCGTCAGCAACGCGGTGGGCGCGACCCCAGCAGGCTCTGGCGGTGAAGGCGGCGGCGGCGATAAAGTTATCTGCACGGCTCTTCACGAGCTAGGCCGCCTGTCGGATGATGTTTACGCTCTGGACGCGGAGTTCGGCCTGCGCGTGAACAGCGAAGACCCGATGCTAGGTGACGGATACCGCCTGTGGGCGACGTCAGTTGCCAAATACATCAAAGGCGACAGCATTGGCTCTAAAATCGCACTGGCAATCGTCTCGCCAGTCGCAAAGGCGTGGGCCGCTGAGATGGCGCATGTTATGCGCCCCGAAGAATACAAGCCGAACGTGTTCGGCAAAGCTCTGATGGCAATCGGGCATCCAATCTGCCGCATGGTCGGCAAGGTGTTCCTGCCTAAGATGAACAAGGAGGCCGTGTGATGGCTGGATCAACAGGTGGCAAGGGTGGCGTGGCGGCACAGCCCGCAACAGCAGCACCCACGCAAGGGCAATACGCCCCTCTCGCGCCGCAAGGCAACTTCAACGTAAACCAAGCGGCGGCAGGCGGCTTGCAGCAGGCGATGCAAGGCACGCAGCGTGCAATGGCTGGCCCGAACATCGGCCAGTTTATGAACCCCTACACTGGCATGGTAACTGGCCAAGCGCTCAGCGACCTTGAACGTCAACGCCAGATGCAGCAGAACCAGATTGGCGCTCAAGCGTCTAGCGCAGGAGCATTCGGTGGCTCCCGTCACGGCGTTGCCGAAGCCCTGACCAACGAGGCGTTCGCCCGCCAAGGCGCACAGACGTTCGGCAACTTGCAGCAGCAGGGCTTCAATACCGCCTTGGGCGCGGCGCAGGCTCAGCAGGGCGTGCAGATGGGTGGCGCTGCTCAGCTTGGCCAACTTGGTCAGCAAGCGTTCAGCACAGGTCAGGCGCTCAGCCAACAGCAGATGCAGCAGGGTCTCATGCAGCAAGGCTTGCAGCAGTCGCTCATCGACGCTGCTCGTGGCCAGTACGCTGGTTATGCAGGCGCACCACAGGCCGCTCTCGCAGCGCCTCTGGCAGCACTCGGCGTCACACCGACACCGCAGACAACGACTTCAGGTAAGTCCCCAGGGCTGTTTGACTATCTGTCGCTTGGCGCAATGGCGTACGCCTCAGACATCCGCCTCAAGAAAGACATCAAGCTGCTTGGCAAAGAGAGCGGCCACAACGTCTACTCTTGGGAGTGGAATGACGAGGGCAAGCGCATCGCCGATCCGTCACAGCCGAAGGTTGGCGTCATGGCTCAGGAGCTTCAGGAAACGCACCCTCATCTCGTCAAGCTCGGCGCTGACGGCTTCCTCCGCGTTGACTACAGCGGACTGGCGGCGGAGGCAGCCTGATGGACCCACGGGACTGGTCACGCATCCAGCAAGGCATTTTCGCAGGGGAGAGCGGCGGCGATTACGGCGCTCTCTTCGGCTATCAGAACCGCCCCAACGGGCGGTTTTCTGGCGTTGACCTGACCAAGATGACTGTCGATCAGGCTCTAGACTTCGCAAACCCGAGCGGGCCTTACGGGCAGTACGTCAAGGGCCAAGTAGGCCGTGTGGCGACACCGATGGGCGCTTACCAGATTGTCGGCACGACACTGCGTGCTGCCAAGGAAGGTCTGGGCTTGCGGGGCGACGAGGTGCTTACACCAGCCATGCAGGACAAGCTCGGCCAGTGGATTTACAAAACGCAAGGCACAGGCGCTTGGGAGGGCTACAAGCCCATGACCGAAGGTCAGGCTATCGCAGCCGAAACTATGAGCTTACTGGGCAAAGGCCCACAAACATCGACGAAAGGCCCGCAGATGATGCAAGAACAAAAGCCACAGGGGCTACTTGGCTCTCTCGGCATTCAAAAACGTGACGAAGCGGCAGGCGGCGAGACGGCGCAGCCGTTCTACCAGCGCGACAGCTTCAAAGACACGGCGGCAGTTCTTGCGCAGGGCTTTGGCCGCATGGGCATCATGGGCATGGAAGAGATCGCCGATGACATCGCCAAGCAGCGGACAGAAGCTAAGGCCAAGAACAAGACTATGGAAGCCTTGGGCAAGATGAATACGCCGCAAGCGCAAGCTGCGGTCGAGTACATCAATGCAGGCGGCGATGCGGTGTCGGCTCTGAAGATGGCGTTCACGCCTGCTAAAGATGACAGCACAGCGTTGATGAAGAACTACGATTTCTTCGTTTCAAAAGGTATGTCCCCAGAACAGGCTATGACTGCGGTTAAGAGCGGCAATACAATTAACACGGGAGACGCTCTAAAGGTATTGAGCGATGGTCGTGTTCTTGTGTTGGACCCCAAGGCTCAAGACGGATACCGCGTGATAACTCCTCCAGGCAGTAAGGCTGCAACAGAAGCGGCTCAAAGCGAGGCTAAGGAGGAGTCTAGGGAAAGCAGCGGCTCTATTATGGGCCAAAACGTCATACAAACAGCGGCAAGGGTTCGCGAACTTATAAGCCCGTTCAGCGTTGGTTACGGCTCACTGTTGAAGACGTTGCCTGAAAGTGATGCCCGCGAGCTTCAAAAGGAAGTTGATGCGTTGGGGGCAATCGCCAGCTCTGAGAACCTCAACTTAATGCGGCAGGAAAGCCCAACGGGTGGCGCTCTCGGTAACGTATCAGATCGAGATATTCAGTTACTTAAAGATAAGTCGGGTGCGATTGATCCTGGCTCAAAGCCTGAAGTCTTCAGGGATCAGGTTGATGAGTATGAGCTTTTCTTGCTGCAAACGATTCATGGCGAAAAGGCAGGCCGCCAAATATTCGATCAAACGCGTCCACCACCCGTCGCCGAGGCATCACAAGGAACTCAGCGAGGCTCCACCCGAACAACGACGTCGGGTGTCACATACAAGGTGCTCGACTAATGGCTACACTTGAAATCAACGGAAAACGTGTAGAGGTAGACGACAGTTTTCGGTCGCTATCCCCCGAAGAGCAGCAAAGCACGGTTGACGAGATTGCGGCTCAAATGGGGATCGTTGAGCAGCCGTCTGAAGAGCAGGGCGGGTTCCGCCTTGGCGGGCTATACGAGAATATCGTAGGTGAGGGCGCTGTAGACACCCCAGGTGAGATGTTTGGCGAAGCCCTAAAGGCGGGCGGCGCAGGGCTTATGCGCGGTATTATCGGCACGGCAGAGCTTCCTGAAATGGTTGGGAGAGGCGCTATCCGACTAGGCCAAGAGGCGGGGCAAGCGCTTGGCTACGACCTTCCCGACACAGCCGTGATGGACACGGGCACTGGCCGAGCCTTACGCGGCGCTGTCGGTATGGTAGGAATGGGCGATGACCTGAACTTCAAAGGTACATCAACGCCTGCCCAGTACGCTGGGACAGTAGCCGAGTTTTTGGGCGGCGGCGGCGCGCTAGGCGCTGCGGGCAAAGTCGCGAAGGCGTCAAACCTCGGTAAGCTTCAGCAAGTGGGCGCAGCGGCTGAGCGCATTGGCCTCGGGCGTGAGGCAGTTAAGGGCGCTACCGTGGCCGCGTTAGGCAGCGAGGCTGCGGGGCAGGCGGCTGAAGGTACGGCATTTGAGCCTGCCGCTCGCTTGATTGGAGCTTTTGCCGCGCCAACAGTAACCAACAAGACCGTCAACCTGTTCTCAAAGCGAGCCGCAACGCGGCCTTCCGTTGAGAACTTACAGTCGTACAAGACCGCTGCCTATAATGCCGCAGACGCGGCAGGCGTTAAGTTTTCGGCTCCCGAGGTAGACGGCCTTATCGCGCGAGCCACCGCTAAGCTAGACGACTTCAACTTTGACCCAGACGTGGACTTGCAGACTAAAGCGGCGCTCAAGTCACTGACCAACAAAGCGGGCAGTGAACTCACGCTAGGTCAGCTCGATAAAATCAGAAAAGGCTTGTCTGCTCGGTATAGCCGCTCGCAGAAAGAGCCAGGTATTCTGGGGCTGATTGACGAGGTTGACGACTTGATTGACACCAGCCCACTTGGCGGCGAACTAATGACAGCGGCGAGAACCGCCAACCGCAAGTTCAAAAAAGCCGAGTTGCTGGACCTAGCGTTCACAAAGGCTACCGATGACGCAGGCTTGAGCGGCAACGTAGTCGATAACTTTAGACGCGCCGTTAAGAATGTTATTAACGGCCCGCAGGCTCGCTCGTTCTCTCCCGAAGAGATTGAAGTTATGCGTCGGTTTGTTCGCGGCGAACTTCCTGAAAACGCTATGCGCCTTATCGGGAAGTTGTCGCCCAGCAGCGGCTCGCTTATGGCGGCCCTAAACATCGGCGCTGTGGCCACTAACCCAGCGATGATCGGTGTTTCACTGGCAGGCGCAGGGGCAAAAGCAGGCGCGGAACGCGCTGGGCTAAAGGCTATTGAGGAGATAAAGGATATGGTAGCGAACAGCACCATACCCGAAGCTAAAAAGCTGGTCACAGATCAACAAATTCGCACGCTTCTTGGCCTACAGGCAGATTAAGGAAAACGCATGGAACCCGAAGACATGACAGAAGACGACATCGTAGCGGCCATGCTTGGTGAAGAGCTTGAAGGCCCGATGGACGAGGCAGAAGACCTTGCGGAGAGCGGCATCAAGCCGAAGTCTGAGCGTGAGATCGAAAGCATCGCGCAGGACGCCATGAAGGACGCCGTTGACTTCATTGAGAGTGAGATCAGCGACGACCGCATCAAGGCGCAGCGCTACTACGACGGCGAGGTAGACATCGGCTATGAGGATGGCCGCAGCAAGGTTGTGGCCACAAAGGTACGGGATACCGTGCGTGCCGTGAAGCCAAGCCTCATGCGTATCTTCCTGAGCACGGCCAAACCTGTTGAGTACACACCCAAAGGCCCAGAGGACGTTGCAGCCGCAGAGCAGGCGACATCCTTCATGCACCACGAGTTCACACGCCTTAACGGCTACCGCGTGCTCAATGACGCCTTCCACGACGCTCTGGTGAAGAAGCAGGGCATCGTCAAGGCGTATTGGCTGATGACGCCGCACGCAGAGATTTACACGTTCTCAGACCTGTCTGACGACGAGTACACTTACCTACTGGACGACGACAGCGTGACCGTGCTTGAGCATACGGTCGAATACTCCATGTCTATCGACCCGATGGGCATGGAAATTGAGATGCCTGTCCACAGCGTTAAGATCAGCCGCCAAGAAGATAAGGGCGAGATGCGGATCGACAGCGTGCCGCCAGAAGAGTTCTTCATCAACCGTGACGCTCGCAACCTTGAGGATGCGTACATCGTGGCGCACCGCACTGAGATGCGCGCTGGCGACCTGATCGCTATGGGCTTTGATCCTGAGAAGGTGACAGACCTAGACAGCTTTGACAGCGGCTCAGAGATGACCGAAGCAGAGGTGTTCGAGCGCCGTGGCTATGAGGAAGACTTCTCGGACGAGGACACGCAAGACCCCGCCATGCGTAATGTCACCGTGACCGAAGCCTACATGCGGATCGACGCAGACGGCACGGGCGTGCCTGTGCTGCACAAGATCACGCTAGGCGGCACGGCATACGAGATGCTGGACTACGAGCCTTGCGATGAAATTCCTTTCGCCAAGTTTGAAGTCGATCCAGAGCCTCACGCCTTCTACGGTCGCTCACTGGCCGAGATCATCATCGACGACCAAGACGCCGCCACATCTATCCTGCGCGGCATCTTGGACAACGTGGCCATGACCAACAACCCACGCCTTGCGGCTGTTGAGGGGCAGGTCAACATGGACGACCTGCTCAATAACGAGATCGGCGCTGTGGTGCGTATGCGTCAGCCAGGCGCTGTGCAAGAGTTGACCGTGCCATTCGTGGCTGGCCAGACGCTCGGTGCTCTCGGCTATCTCGACAGTCTAGTTGAGACGAAGACAGGGGTCACGCGCGCCTCTATGGGTCTTGATCCAGACGCCATGCAGTCAACCACAAAAGCAGCCGTGCAGGCTACGGTTCAGGCCGCCGCTGGTCAGGTTGAGGTGATGGTACGCAACTTGGCTGACGGCCTACGTGACTTGTTCGGCATCATGCTGCGCCTCTACTCCAAGAACGTGGACGAGGAGCAAATGATGCGCCTCAACGGCTCGTTTATCCCTGTTGACCCCCGCGTGTGGGACGGTTCAATGGATATCTCCATCAACGTCGGTTTAGGCACTGGGCGTGAGGAAGAGAAGATGATGGGCTTGCAGCAGGCACTCCAGATGCAGACAATGGTTTACCAGAACTACGGCCCGATGAATGGTCTCGTGTCTCTGACCAACATCCGCAACACTCTGGCAGACATGCTGGCGGCGACTGGCGTTCGCAACGCTGACCGCTACTTCGCTCCGATCACGCCAGAGATTGAGGCGCAGATGCTTCAGATGCAGCAGCAGGCGCAAGCGGCTCAGGGCCAAGCCTCTGACCCCAACGCGGCATTCCTGCAAGCGGAGCAAATGAAGGCGCAGACAAAAATGCAGACCGATATGGCAAAACTGCAACTTGACGCACAGAAAGCGGCTTCCGAAGACGACCTCAAGCGTGATAGGATGGCGCAAGACTTGCTCGTGGATGCGG